GCCTTGAACACCTCGCCGGGGTTGCGGATGGCGCGGGTATACGCCTGCTCCAGATCCGACCAGAACGGCACGGCCCACGGGTTGGCGCGGCGCCACAGATCGACCGTGCGCCTTGCCTCGCTCTCGGGCATGTGGACGCCGTAGACGCGGCCCATGGCACTGAACGCACCCACGCCGCCGCCGAACCCGCAGGCCAGCACGGCCACCTTGCCAAGCTGCCGCTGCTCGTCAGTGACGGCCGTCTCCTCGACGTTGAACATGCGCGCGGCAACGGCAACGTAGATGTCGCGGCCCTCGCGGAACACGTCCAGCGTCTCCTCGCCGTCCATCGACAGCCACGGCGTGACGCGGGCCTCGATCTGGGCGTAGTCGAACACGGCAAAGGACTTGCCCTCGGCCGGGATCAGCGCCGGGCGCAGCATCGACTTCAGCACGTCGGTGACGCGCTTGCCAAACTCGGGCACGATCTGATGCCCGCGCACGAGTGCCTGGCGGGCTAGTTCAGGCTCTTTGGCACATTTTCGTGGGAAGTTGTGTACCTGTAATCCGTAGCTTGATGCTCGGCCCGTAGCGCTTCCGCCAGCGAATACAAACGCACCCCGGACGCGACTGTCGAGATCATCTGAGAGCGATGCAGCTCGCTCAAACTTCGCCACGGACGATGCCCAGAGATCGTCCGCGCACTGCACCACCTCATGGACTTCCGGGGATACTTCATCAGGGTTCTCCATCGCCAGCAGGTTGGACCGCACGGTCTTGTCGATGCTAGCCTTTTGTTCGCCGTCCTTCCAGACCATCATCATGGCCCGTGCCTGCGGCCCAACGCGCTCCAGCACCCACTCGCGCATACGGGGGCTACGCACGCTGGTGAGCCCCGTGATCTCGCGGAAGATCGTCTCGATCTCCTCCTGCTCGGCGGCGGCATACTTGACGGCTGCCTGCGCCAGCGGGCGGTCGAGGCGCACGCCGCGGTCGTTGATGCGCTCGTTGACGTGGTAGTCAAGCAGCTCCTCGTCGGTCAGCCCGCGCATAGCCTTCGAGAAGGCCCGCATGGCGCGCACGTCCTGCTCGCAGTACTCGATCATCTCCTGCATCAACCCGGCGTCCTCGCGGAACGTGCCGTTGGCCTGCGGGATGGACAGCGCACGCACCAGTGCTGCGCCACGGTGGTCCTTGCGCATCCCTGCGCCCGCAAAGCGGCCCACGTCCTCCAGGCTACCCGGTGCGCAGTTGGCGCGGGCCTGCGTCGCGGTGCAGTAGAACTGCGTCAGCGCAGGCTCGGGCACGCCGTGGTCAGGGCAGATGACGTACCAGAAGATCAGCCGCTCGAAGGCGGCGTTGTGGGCGCGGATCTGTGCGCCAGAAAGAATTGCCGCCGAAACTTTCTGTGGAAAGGACTGATCGGGTGTCCACGTCTGCACGTCCTCGTCATTGAAGGCGTAGGACATGCAGAGCACTTGTGTGGAGATGTCTTGCGCGTAGTTGTACACGCCCCGGCTCGGCAGGTCGCAGCGCGAGCGGGTCTCGAAGTCAACCCAGAGTATTGTCATGGATGTGGTCGGGGCGCGGCCTCGGCAGAAACCGCGCCCCTCGCCCGTTACGCGCTGCGACGGCGGCGGGTGGGGGCATCCACCGGCGCTTCGCTTGCGGGCGTCTCTTCCGTCTGGCCATCAAGCCCCAGCCAGTTCACGACCTCGAACACGGGCGTGAAGATGCGCCCGTAGGACTTGTGAGTGTAGTGGTCCTTCTTCAGCCTCACCGCGGGCACCGGCTTGGCCTGATCGGCCTCGACCTGCGCCGCAATGTCAAGGGCCAGCTTCTGCACGGCACGCTTGCCGCCGACGCTGGTCACGCTGTAGCGCACCTCAAGCCCCTCGTCCTCGCCGGACATGCACTTGAGGCTCATGCCGACCTGAAGCTCCCAGCCGCGCTTGGCCTGCGGCGGCGCGGGGTCCACTTCGGGCAGCGGCTCGTTGACCGGCACCATCTTCTCGGCCAGCACTTCGCCATCGCCCCAGGCGATGTAGCCGTGCACGAACGAGAACGGATTGACGGCCCAGGTGCTGCCGTCCTCGACCTCGGTCTGGTCAGCGCCGAACACCCAGTGTCCGGTCTTGTCCATCTTGAGGATCGCAGCGCTGTCGCCGCCGCCAACGCTCGCATCAAGCGAGCGCAGTGCCTGCGACAGGTTCTGGACGGAGGGAAGATTGGCCTTAGAAAACACGATAGCGTTCATCTTATTGTCCTTCCTTAGACAAGTTTACCAAGGGCAGCAGCGAGATGCTTGCCGACCTGCAACGACGCCGGGCGCGGATCATCCGCGGTTGCCAGCGTGTCACCCGATGAGACGGCGGTGATGAGCCCCTCCGGCATGGCGAGCTTGTGCTTCTTCAGCACCTTCTCGACCTGCGCCGGGCTCTTCAACTCCGTCAATTCCGTAGCACTACAGCCTGCTTCGGCAAGGGCTGTCAATGCCGTCTGTTCGTTCACCCACTGGCGCATCGCCCGCTTGGGCACCAGCTTCCAGCCGGGCAGCTCGACGCCCGCCTCCAGCAGTTCGACGGCCATCTCGCGAGCGTCCCTGATCCAGCCTTCCAGCAGGTCGATGCTGGCCAAGGCTTCCGAAAGCCGGAAGATGTTGACCGCCTTGATGTTCTCACGCTTGGCGCGCTCAACGGCGCCGTTGACCAGCGGGCAGATCGACTTGGCCGCGCACCAGCGGCAGTGGTCGCCGGTCGCCAGCGGTGCGTCCGGCCGCTGCGCGGTCTTGACGGCCATGATCAGCTCGGCCTCGAAGCGGCGCACACGGTCGAGGTCCGTCACCCAGCGCCGCACATGCGGCGGCTGCACGATGATCACCTCGACCGTCTCGACACCCTCGAAGGCCCAGCGTGTCGCCTCGGTGCGAAGTGCGGCAGCCGTGTAGAAGAGCGCCTGCGGGTTCTCTTCAGCCTCGACAGGCACGCCATCACCAAACTTCCAGTCCAGCAGAATGCCGCGATTGCCAATCCGGCCAACAAGATCGGCGGAACCAAAAACACCAGGGAGAGCGTCACCAAAGCCCACCACCTGCTCGACCGCGTATTCCAACTGTCCATCCGGGTCGATCTCATCCAGCACCGCCAGTGCGGGCAGCAGCTTGCGCTCCAGCCGGTCCTCCGTCAACTCGATGCCGTTGTACATCAACCCAAGGAACTCCTCGGGCCTCTTGGTCGTCTCCAGAATGGTGGCGATGACGTTGTGCAGCAGCGTGCCCTCGTCGGCGTAACTGCTGGACGGCTTGGGCGGCACCTGCTGCACAAGCGCGACGCTGCCGGGGCACGCAATGACGCGCTTGGCGGTCGAGCCGCCGACGATGTTAGAGTGTTGGGCCATACTGTCGTCTCCTGTTGTTTCGTCAACCGTTACAGATTTCTTGTTGACCTGTCAAGCATTGTTTGTTAGAGGATGGTCATGGTACGCGAAAGTGAGATCGAGAAGTACTTCGTCTGGACGGTGCAACGCATGGGCGGGACGGCCTACAAGTTCAAGTCGCCCAACCACCGCGGCGTGGCCGACCGCATCGCCTGTCTGCCGGACGGCTCGACGTGGTTCGTCGAGCTGAAGGCACCCGGCGGGCGGCCGTCCCTGCTCCAGAAGCTCTTCGCGGCCCGCATGAAGGAACTCGGACAGAACTACACGATACTATGGTCAAAGACGGAGATAGACGAATGGCGGCATACTATAACGAGTTCGACCCCTACGCAGCCCAATGGCTGCGCAACCTGATCGACAGTAAACTGATAGCGGAAGGTGATGTAGATGACAGATCAATTCGGGACGTGGCTTCGGGCGACCTCAAGGGTTACACGCAGTGCCACTTCTTCGCCGGTATCGGCGTCTGGTCCTACGCCCTCCGTCTCGCAGGATGGCCCGACGACCGGCCCGTCTGGACCGGCTCCTGCCCCTGCCAGCCCTTCAGCGCCGCCGGAAAGGGAGCAGGATTTGCCGACGAGCGTCACCTCTGGCCTGAGTTCCACCGGCTCATCGCCGAGTGCCATCCTCCAGTTGTCTTTGGAGAGCAGGTTGCGAGCAAGGACGGCCTCGGCTGGCTCGACACTGTACGCACTGACATGGAAGCATCGGGCTACGCCATTGGGGCGGCAGATCTGTGCGCTGCGGGCGTCGGCGCTCCGCACATCCGCCAGCGCCTCTGGTTTGTTGGAGAAAGGTTGGCCGACACCGCTAGCAGCGGACAGTCGAGGTCGGGCGGGGGCAGCGGCGCACAAGGACAGCGAACTGCCGAACGCAGTTTGCAAAGTGGACTGGAAGGGCTGGACGACACCGCAGGCGCACGACACGACCGGGCGCTCGCTGGGCCAGAAGGAGAAGCACGGGACGAAGCACGGCTGCGCCTGTCTGGTGAGGGACGCGGACCTCGCGGGCTGGCCAACGCCGCGCTCGACGGACGGCGACAAGGGATCGAGGACGGCGGAAGGCTGCGAAGCGGAGATCGCGCGGAAGGGTCGGCTGGACGATCTGCCATCGACAGCGACCTATTTGGCGGGCTGGGTCACCACCACCACCAGGGACTGGAAGGACAGCGGAGCGGACATCAGGCCGAGGGAGGACGGCTCGGAACGGTTCGACCAATTGCCGAGACAGGCAAACTTGGCGGGATGGCCGACGCC